ATTTTGAACATGTTGTTTATAAGATTTTAAGTTATGACTTTTTAGGAGGATTTTAACCTCCTTTTAGTTAATTACTTGATTTTTTGTTTGCATATTGTTCTCTATGCGTTTAGAACTCTTTTCAGCTTGTAACTAAGCTGTTCTTTTGAACTTAAAGTTACGTTTAGGGATACATTTTTGTATCCCGACCAAATGATTTTTCATTTGAAGACGTTAAGCTGTAGTCAGCCTTTGGGTCAGATTTATCTGACCCTCCGCTTCGGCGGTAAATGCGTTAAGCTGTAGCCAGCTTTTTAGGTTAGCTTTTTGCTAACCTTTCACATTTTATGTGATAAAACATTGTTTATTAGTTTTCCTTTTGTTTTCTTTATTTGCTATGTTAACGTTTGTCAGCGTTTAATTTAAGCAGCGAGAGCACCTCAACTCTCGTCTTGTATTTTTCGAAATACCTGAGTGTGGCTCAGATTTTTTGACTTTTGATTCCCTATCAGTGATCTAATAATATATGTAAAAGGTTTGATATGTTACTTAAAGTTGATTATCATTTTAAACGAATGTACTCTCATTGTAGATTAGTAGATTGAATGTTTTATACATTTTTAATTCCTATGTTTTCGTTTCTTATCGATATTGCTGTTTAGGCCCAATTGTCTTTTTCTGAGTTGAATCTTCCCGGTATTAGATTTTGCAAGTCAATAGTGGTATTGGAAAACCACGTCATTTGCAGACATCTTCACTCTTTCCCCATATTCAAGTAGCCAGGGACTCGGAAACCCTTAAACCGTACCCAAAAAACCATGTCTACTTCAAAGATCCTGACATCTACAGCAAAAGATGAAACCAGACCTTCCAGGAACCCAGAATCCCTCACTGATATTCTGTCTGTCCCCGATCAACTCGAATGTAACGAGTCTAAGGAATATAGCGATTTCCTTGATCAACCAGCCCACGTTTCGTCTTCTGATACCCATTGTTTTAATAGTCCCTCGTATTCTAGTTGCCATACTTTTAGTGAAATTTATCGTTCGTATTCTCTCAAAATTATTTTTTCTGATCCGTTTCGTGCCATAATTTATTCTCCCCAAGGTTACTATATGTCCCAGCTTAAATCTGATTCTCTTAAGGGATGTTTGTTTTTAGCAAAGAAAACTGTTGATTCAATTGTTTCTCGTATCAAAACTTCCAAAAAGTTTCGTAGGCATCAACTTCAAGTTGATCGCGATCTTAAAACTTATGATGCTACTTTAGCACGTAAGCGTGAACGTTTTGTTAAGTCTAGTCTTTTTGATGCTGATGATGGTTTTGGTTTTTCAAGGCATGATGTTGATTCTCTGCCTTTAGAAACTCCCAAACTTTATCGTCAGAATGCTCGTACTAAGCGGGCTGAGTCTCGAATGATTAAAACTGAGATGAGTTTTGAATCTATTCAAGGAGCTGCTATTCAAATGTCGCAATTGACAGATAGTTTCTCTACTGATTTGTTTGAGTCTCTCAACATTTCTCCTGAGATAACTAAGATTTTGGATATGCTTATTCCTTTGCATGATGCTGTTCTTTTTGTTTATGGTGTTTACAAGGCCACTACTTACTTTCAGATATTGCATGCCGTTCGCGGCTGCAGTAAGAAAGGTTTGCCTCGTCTCACTTTAGACTATGCTCATGCTACTGTCATTTTTGGCATTAAGCAGTTGATGACCACTGCTGCAAAACCTAATGATACCATCAAAGTTGAAGGGTTTTTTGAAACAGCTAAAACTGTTGCAGGCAAAAGACCATCTGATTATCTTAAATGGTTTATTGATTCAGCTAGTCTTATGTTTTCATCCGATTTTGCCAAATTGCTCCATGATGCTATGATCTGTGCTCTTAGTTTGAATGTGTTTGGAACTCTCCCTAGTAAGGAGGTTCTTCGAACTATTCAGATTACTAAGAAAGATTTGGATCTCAGCGGACTTGATATTTCTCTCATGGTTGCAAGAACTTTTACTAAGTTTCTAGCACTTGCAGAGAATTTCACTCTTGGTGAACTCAAGTCTTCTTATTTTCTTTCTCGCAATCCAGTTATGGTCGCTCTCGCAAATGCTCCTATATTGATCAAGCAATCTGAGTGTTTGAGTCTCGGTTTGCCTGTTGAAGGCTATCGGGATATACCGTCATGGTATCAAGAAGCAGAAGAATGTTATAAGATCATTGAGAGTGCTTCTAAGAAAGCAACTCCCTTTACTCATAAAGGAACTGAAATTTTGAAGTTCCAAGTTGATTTAGGTAAATGTCTTTCCGATGTTCGTTCTCGTATGGCTTCTGAACGTAGAGCTCCGCCTATTGGTGTTGTTTTGACTTCATATCCTGGAGTTGGAAAATCAGGTTTGATTAATTTCATTTGTGCTGTCATGTCACATGTCCGAGGCAGAGACCATTCTGATAAGATGATATACCATAGAAATATGGCATCTGATTATATGGAATCTTTGCAAGCTTGTTCTCAGCCTTATTACCATTATTCTGAACTTGGTAAGTGGAAGAAGGAATTGGCTGCTATGAAGGATGACAAAGGAGTTGAAGAGTTTCTATCGCTTTGTGACAGTCAGCCTATGGAAGTTAACAAAGCCTTTGGAGACAAAGGTAAATCATTTGCTGCTCCCGAAATTGTCATAGGAGACACCAACAACACTTATTTCAATGTTGATACTCTCTGTTATGCTCCGGCAGCAACGAAGAGAAGATTTTGGTTTTTGAGTTGTGAGGTTATGCCCCAGTTTGCTAAAGATGGAAGTTGTGAAATTGATTACAATAAGGGCAAAGACGCCCCTCTATTGGATAAATGGTATTTCAATCTCTGGAAAGAAGATGCCATCAATAACACTGTTTCTGCTGCTCCAAAGTATGCTGTTAAGAGAGGTACCATCCATGATTTGTTTGACGCTCTCGTAGATATTTTTTCTAGTCACATCAAGAACACTCTCGAGTTTGAAGATAAGTTGTCTCAGGAATTGAAAGTCATGCATTTTGGAAAGAATCGTCCTGCCCATTCGGATGTGGATAATCTCACCGAGATTACAGAATTTGAAGTTCCTCGCCCAGATGATTTTGATACTGAGGATGAGTATGAATCTAAGAGCAATCAAGACATTTCTGATTATGAACTCCAGAGTTATTCCGATCTCTCTGAAGCAGATTATCCAGTTATTGCAGCTGAATGTGCTTATGATACTTGTGACGAATGCAAAGCATCTGACACTGGCTTTGTTGGCTACGATTTTCCTGTTCATGTTCCTCTAGATGAAAAGATTGAGACTATTGATGATTATGTTCAATCACGTAGGTCTAAATCTCCCATTTTTTCAGAAGATTACATTAGAGCAGAGATTCGTACTTTGGATGCTTTGAAGAAGAAAGTTCCTGTTAAACCAAAGCAACCATTCATTCGTGAAACTGTTGATAAGGTTGGCATGCAATGTTTGATTTGGGGAAGCACACTTTTTAAATTGGGTAAACAAACCTCGATCGTTTCAGTTGATGTTACGAAGGTTTGTGTTACCGCTCTTCAATTTCGTGTTGCCACTCAGAAATATAACAAAAACCGTGAATTATATGATACTGCGTATTATGTTTCATGGTTTCTTGCTCTTTGCCCGTTTCTTCTTTTCGGATTTCCAGCTTGGTTTCGTTATCCTGTGAATTTTATGGCGCTTGTCTATTTGTTTTTCTTTTATACTGTTGTTAGAGTTTATCGAGCTCAATACTTTGCTATCAAAGAAAGACATGATGAAAATTTAGCTTCTATACATTTCAGTTTTACTGAACTTAGACGCTATTTTGGTTATCAAGACAAAGACGCTGATGGTATACCAATGGAAACTAGTTTTGAAAGTAAAGAGATTTATCGTCTCTTTCTTGTTGCTACCGCTTTTTTGACAGCATATTATGCTACAACTAAGTTATGTGGTTATGTCGCTCCTTTTTTTTATAGTGACAAAAAACCAGCAATCGTTCCATCTCCACCAGCTACCCCGTCTTCAACGCCTACACCAGAACCTACGCCTGCTCCTGTTCCTACTCCTATTCCTAGCGTTCCTGCTCCAGTTGCACCTATTCAAGCTCAAGCCTCATTTTCCAAATTTGATAATATTGATGCGTTGCATGATGTGCTTCATGCAGGTGGTCAATTGCATTCTATTCCAATTAATAAGACTGTTGAACGTTGGAATTATATGAAGCCTGTAATGGATCTTCAGCATACTTCTGGATATGAAGGTTTGTTTAAGCGAATTCAAAACAATAGTAGACTAGTCTATATTTATATTGATGATGAATTTGTTGGTCGAATGTTCATATTTGGTGTCAAAGGAGATATAGCATTTATCACTAAGCATGCTTTTGCGAAAGCTGCTTCTCAAAGTGTTATTTTGCTCAAATCTCCCATTTCTGGACAAGAATTAGATGATAAAGTAGGTTACCATACCATTAGATTGTGTAAAAGCGATCTTTTTGATGCTGGTACTGAAGGTTATCTTTTCCGTTGTGGATCTATGATGCAATTCAAAGATGTTACAGGCCATATTGTTAAAGAGATCGCATCTTTTTCATCTTGGCTTCCTTGTCGTATAGGAAATGATGATGTTGTAGCAGAGCATGTTACTTCTCCTAGAACCTATTCCGATGATTCTTCTGTTTGGACCATTGAAGAATGCTATCGTTATTTATGGAAATCGCATGCTCCCGGTAAGTGTGGTCTTCCTTTGATAGGTAATTTTGGAAGTCATTATGGCATATTCTCTATTCATTTTGGAACTTCTCCTGATGGTTCTTTTTCTGCACCTTTGTGTAGAAATTATATAGATGAATTTGAAAAGAAAACCAAAGATGATGTTTTGTTTCCCATCTGTTCTGAAGGCGATCGTTCAGCTACTTTAGCTCATGTTCATCAAAAGTCTCCTTTTAGATGGGAGGAATTTCCAATTTTGCATATGGGTACTCCACCTGTACGTGAAGGATCTGAGATTCCTATGGAAGCAAATTTGAATAAGCATAGTTCTCTTACGCCTTCGATGATTGCTGATGATGTTGATTGCATTTTTGATGACTATTTCCCTTCATCCAAGACTGAATATGGTCCTCCAACCATGAAGCCACACACTAATTCTAAGGGTGAGTGGATTTCGCCATACAGTCGTGGTCTGAGAAAAATGTCAACTTCTCGAAAGACTATTGATCGATTTCTCATGAGACGCGTCATCAAAGCTATGGTAGATCATATTGTTCCTGCACTTAAGAAAGAAGGAATCCAATTGAAGCCATATGACATTGATCATGCTATCAATGGAGATCCAAACAATCCTAATTTTCGTAGGATGAATGCTTCTACAGCTTCTGGTTATGGATGGAAAGGACCTAAATCAGATCATATTCCAATAGTTGATGAGAATCACCCTTATTTCGGAGTTTATCGCAAAGCCACACCTGAGCTTGAAGCTAGGGTTTGCCAGGTTTTTGCAGATTGGAAAAATGGCATCACCACTGATGCTAGATTTTCTGTAGCCCTTAAGGATGAAGCTCGATCAAAAGAGAAATGTGAAAATGGTTCGACACGCTTGTTCTATGTTCAAAGCATTGATCAAGTTATAGCCATGCGCATGCTTTTTGGTAGCTTTTTCTCTCTTTTTCCGTCACACAAAGAGCTCTTTCATTGTGCTGTGGGAATAGATATGCATAGAGATGCTGATGATCTCTACAGAGACTTTCTCAATTTCAAAGGCCCTTGTGGAGATTTTGATTATGAAGGATTTGATGTTTCCAGTTCTCCTGATGTAGCCTGGATGGCGATTTCTGCTATTGTAGAAATTTTCAAACAATTAGGTTTTCCACCAGAACTTCTTCCAATTCTTCATGCTTGCGGAACAAATTTGCTTAGTCCCATCTTGGTTATGTTGACTGATGTTTTTTCGGTTTGTGGTTTGCAACCTTCGGGTATGTATGCTACTGCAGAATTGAATTCGTTTAAGAATACTATGATGCTTATGCTTTATTGGTTTTCTCATCCGATACTTCAGTTTCGAGATTTTTTCAAAGAGTTCTTTCACTATACGTATGGAGACGATATCTTTTATAAGATCTGTATGAAATTGAAAGAATATTTTGACAATCGACAGTATGCCAAATTTTGCAAGGAAGTCATAGGAATGTCTGTTACCACTGCTAGTAAGAGCAAAGACATGCCCCAATATACTCCCGTTGATGAGTTGACATTTTTGAAAAGATCTTTTGTTTATCGAAATGATCTTAATCGATATGTTGCTTCTTTAGAATCTGATTCTATTAGAAAATCTCTGAAGTGGTATTTGCCATCCAAAGTTGATCCTCATCCAGAACAAATGCTTTCTACCATTAGAAGTGCATTGTATGAGGTCTTCTTTCACCTTCGAGAAGAAGAATTTTTCGTGTTTAGAAAGAGAATTGCTGAGGTTTATTTGTCTAAACTTCCTGTTATGGACATTGACATCCGTAAGAAAGTGCTCGCTGCACTGCCAACTTTTGAAGACATCAAGGCTTCGGTCTGTGAGTCTGTTGGCGGTCCTCCTATCTTATAAGAAGCTTTAAGCTTCTTGTGGGTACGAGCCCACCTTTCTTTTATACTTATTTTCTGTTTTCTCGATTTTATAGTGGACGATTCCTGGAACCACTGAAACACAGGCGCATTTGATGTGGAATATCAAAAATGCGTAATTTTTGGAGTGTGCGATTAAACCGCCGCAACTCTATCCAAAATCACAGGTTTACTGAAAGCACCACCCTTCTTAACTTACGTGTCGGTAATTTGTTACATGAATTGGAGGCTGAATATCTTGAACTTAAAGATGTTCGCACCATGACAGATCTCGAAATTACTTACACCCGCAACTCTAAAGCCTACTGCCAAGATAGTAAGTACAGAGAACTTATGGAAAAGAAAATAGCTGCGTCCAGTCGCAAGTCTGGACTTAAAGCCACTATTTCTAATCTAAAGTTTGCTCTGTTTAACACTATCCGAGTAGAGATGGATCCCGTTGCACAACAAGAACATGGAACCCAAGATACAGTTGTAACTCAAGAGACTTTGAAGGACAATATGGGTGATGGTGAGACTAAAGCTCCAACTTTTTCTCATCAAACCGATGACTTTGATCCTGAAGATTTTAAGGAATTGAAAGACTTTTTGTCTCGTCCTGTACGAATACATTCAGCTGATTTGACTCTGAATGCTCGTAACGAGACCGTCATTAATCCTTGGAATCTTTTTTTGAGTGCCCCTTCTGTTCGCGCTAAACTGCGGAATTTTGCCTATTTACGAGGTGATCTTCACATTCGAGTTGCATTTTCTGCAACGCCTTTTCATTACGGAAGAGTTATGATGGCATATTGTCCCACGGGACTTTATAATTCTGTTTTTTCTTATTGGACGGGCAACATTGGTGCTGGAGTTCAAGCTTTTCCGGCTCAGGAAAGACTTTTTTATTGCTGGTTGTCTCAATTCTATGGAGCTAAGTCTCTTGATATTAAGACGAATCAGCCTTATGAGTTCGTGTGTCCTTTTGTTTGTCCAGCTGTCATGGGCAGGTTGTATAATCAGGGCTCCGCCATTGCTCTTGCTTCTGGTAGTACAATTCCCGATTTTTCCAATATGGGCAGTATTGTGTATGGATGTTTGAATCCAATACAATCTAATGCCGTTGGTTCTACTGATCCCAACATGTATGTATACGCTTGGATGGAGAATGTAGTTCTAGCTGTGCCTACTGGTAGTCAGATGGTTATTACTACCGAAATGGACCGTGGAAAGAAGAAGAAGAAAGATGAAAGAGTTTCTGGACCAGTTGAGACTTTAGCTTCTAACATGATTCCAGTTGCCAATGCCTTGTCTACAGTTCCTGTCATAGGACCTTGGGCTATGGCTAGTTCCATTGCTTTGAAAAGTTTGCAGTCATTTGCTTCTTTGTTAGGATGGTCTTATCCGAACAAGATTGAACCTGCTATTCGTGTTAAGAATGAACCTTTTCAAAATGGCGGTAATGTCATCGGTATGGATACTGGAAAGCGTATAACTCTTGACCCCAAGCAAGAAGTTACAGTTGACCCCCGTTTGTATGGTATGCAACATGATGATATGGATTTGAATCATTTGAGTGAGATTGAATCTTATTTAGATACTTTCACTTGGACCCCTGCAGCTGTTGCATTAGTTCCCATTCAAGTTTATGGTGTCAATCCTATGACTTGTCCAGCTATTCTCAATCCAGTTATTGGTTCACGTACAGTTGTTCAACCAACTGCCTTGGCTTTTGCAGCCAAGCCATTTCAATTTTGGAATGGTGATATTGAGTTTAGATTTGAGATTGTTGCTTCTTCTTTTGTAAGAGGTAAATTTATTATCGGATTTGAACCTAACATTTCGCAGTTGACGTTGATTACGGCAAATTTGGGTCTCAATAAGCAGTCTTATGTCGTTGTTGATATTCAAGATACCGACTCTGTTTCTGTTTGCGTTCCTTGGGCATTCCATTCACCTTATGCTTTAACTGCACGAGATGCTGATCTCAGGCGAATGACAGGATTGTCAACCACTACTAACCTTGAAGAAGTTGTTACGGGTTTTATATTCGTGGCGCCTTTAACAGAATTACAATCTCCTGATGGATCGAGCGTTTCTGTTAATGTTTATATCAAGGGTAAAAACATGAGTTTTGTTTATCCTGATTATAACCTCTTGCCTCGTGCTAGGAATTTTAGTGTTGCTTTGGTTGCTGATTTGGAAGAAAAGATCTCCCATGGTGACGACTATCTCATTTCTACAGAGATGGATGTGCTTGCAGAATATGATGAAAAGAATCTTAATGATGAAAATGTGACCTGTAAAGACCTTGTCGATGTTCGTTTCCCAACAAGACACGCAGCCATGACTTGTTATGGAGAGGTTGTCAAGTCATTTCGTTCTTTATTGAAGCGATTTGCAGGCAATAGTGTAGTCACTTCTACAGTGGCCATCACTCCTCCTGGGACATATCAGATACAGATTCCCGCTTTTCCAATGCAGAGTTTGATTCAAGGAGGCACTTTAGCATCTACAATAGATCAAACTACTTTGTTTAACTATTTGCAAGATGCTTATTTGGGCCATAGAGGAGGAATTAGACATCGTTTCCGTCTTCTGGGACCGAAACTTGATGATCCAAACACTCAGATTCGAGTGACTCTTGGCTCACCTTCTGGTTTTCAAACAACTATGACGATAAATGCATCCTCGGTGTTTGGTGGAGTCTCTAAGGGAGTTGGTTCGGTTGAATTTGTTCCCATGACCAACGGTGGTATAGAATTTGAAGTTCCCTACTACAGTAATAGTTTGTTTCAAATTCCTGGTCCTAATAACAATGGACCTCAGAGTTCTTTTTGGCAACAGCCAGCGTATATGTCTGTAGTTTCAGTCTTTTATGACATTCCAACCACCCCATCAACAACCAATTTGGTTGCAATATCTGAAGTAGCTGCTGCTGAAGATTTTTCATTTGGACATTATATGTCCGCATATCCTTATATCTTTTAGATATGAAAAACGCATAATTTTATTATGTAAGAGCGTAGAAGACGCTATAATAAGAATTAGGCCTCCGGTCTATACTTCGTCGTTTAAATAGTGGAGGCCTAGCCTTCCGTTTCCAAA